GGTAGCAGGCTCCGGTGGTGCAGCACTTCCTGTGGCTGCTTGTATTACTTTAAGTGCCTGCAATGATATTTATAATGGCATGATGGATGCAACATACACCTATACCGGTGACTATAACAAGGTTGGTAATACAAATGCATTAAAGGATTTTCTTGTAAAAAAAGGTGGAGAGACAGGAGAAATCCTCTTTGGAGATGAGAAGCTGGGAGAAAAAATGGGCAGTTGGGCTTACACAGGATTGGACGTTGTTTCTTTCTTAAATGGTGTAGATAAACTTGGAAAATCTTTTGGTAAGCTTCAAACTATAACAAGCGGCACCGCAGAAACGTCAAAGGTATGGGGAGAAATTCACATGGATGACGTTATCGACAATGATCTTAAATATCTCAGCAAAGATGGAATTATTAAGACTATACTTAATATAGACCCCAACTCTGTAGCTAATTTTGGATATGACGTCGTCACAGGTACGATTAAATCTATAAAGTCAGCAGGAAAACTTGGCAATACTATAGCAGATCTGGCCGTTGGTTAGGACGAGAAAGGAAAATAAAATGGCAGAAAAGAAAGAAACAAATGTTACGGTAACCGAAGATAATGAAATGGATCTGATCACGGGTCTTTTAAAAGCCGCAGAGTATAAAACAGAAGTACAGCAGCCATTGAATATTACAAGAAATGGACAGACATTGTTTAAATTTAATGTTCGACCATTATCTTTCGATGAAATTGCACAGTGTAGAAAGAAAGCTACAACTTATATGGCAAACCCAGGCGGAGCTTCACTTCCTCTCGTTGAGAAAGAAGTAAGTACAGCTGATTACATGGCATGGAAGATTTACACTGCAACAGTAGCGACTGACGGAAAGAAATTCTGGGATAATTCAGCACTGAAAGAAGGATTAAAGAAAGCTGGTCATATGGTTATGACACAGAACGAAATTATCAAAGAGGTGTTAACAGCTGGAGAGCTTGAAGCTGTCAGCGATGCTATTGATAACTTATCTGGAGGCGGTGTTAGTGTAGTTGACTACGCAAAAAACTAATTGAATCCAGTCCGTTAGCTTCTATGCTTGCAGAAAATTATTTACGGACTGGAATGTTACCATCACAAGCCCTTGATCTTCCTGAAGGAGAGAGGGCTTTTATTTTTGCAGCAATTTTAAAAGCTATGGAAGGAGGAGATGCATAAATGGCAAACAAAGAAATTGTGATCGATGTTGTATCGGAATATTCCGACCATGCATCTTCTGGCCTACAGCAAACAGGGAAGAATGCAGAGAAAGCATCACGAGAGATGGACAAGCTTGGAAAGAAGCGTGCAAAGCCAAAATTAGGACTTGAAGATAAAGCAAGTCCAGTCCTCGACAAGTTTGGTAAAAAGGGAGACGGGATCGGTAAAAAGACCTGGACTCCAAAACTTGGATTAAAAGACACTGCAACAGCAGGGATCAAAAAAGCTATGAGTGCTGGTATGAGTTTTGGTAGAAAGACTTTTTCAGCAGTCCTAAAAATCGATGACAAGGTAACAAGTCAGATCAAAAAAATCCCAAGTGTTATATCTAAGATCAAGAATTCTATATTTTCACTAAAAACTTTGGCTGGTGGAGTTATAACTGGAATTGCTACAAAGAAATTGATAGCTGATCCAGTATCATTAGCAGACGAATTTCAGACATATCAAATTGGCTTTGAAACAATGCTGAAATCTAAAAAGAAAGCTACGAAGTTTATGGATAGTGCGAAGAAATTTGCATCTGTTACTCCGTTTGACACATCGGCTGTAGTATCAAATGCTCAAAGGATGTTGGCTTATGGATTTTCTGATAAAGACATTATTCCGGATCTGACAAAGATTGGTAATGCATCCGCAGCACTTGGAGCTGGAGAAGAGGGTATCTCTCGAGTATCCAGAGCTTTAGGTCAGATGAAAACAAACGGAAGATTGAACGCAGAGGACATGAATCAGCTGACAGATGTCGGTATAAACGCATGGAAGTATCTTGCTGATGCAGAGGGTAAATCAATAGCTCAGATCAGAGAAATGTCTCAGAAAGGCGAAATCAGTGGAGACAAAGCAGTTAATACAATCCTTAATGGGCTGAAAGAATTTGATGGAATGATGGACAAAACATCTAATTCGACGGTTTCTGGATTAATGTCAAATATTAAAGATACGTTCGACATAAACATTGTTTCTAAATGGGGAAAAGGTCTCCAGAAGGGAGCAACGAAAGGTTTAGGAGAATTTGCAGACTATCTTGATAAATCCGATGCAAAACTAAAAGAAGCTGGAACATCACTTGAAAAACTTGGAGAGTATGCAAGTACATCTGTATTCAAGGGACTTGAAAAGGCTGGAGATAAGATCGACGATCTTATTAGTATGCCAAAATTCCAAAATGCTTCAATTGGTGGCAAGATTAGTATTGCATGGGATGAGTTGATCGCAAATCCTTTTTCGAACTGGTGGGATTCCAAAGGAAAACCAGCAATCGTAAAGAAGATTACTGGGATTGGAAAAGATATTGCAAAAGCTGGTGGAAACTGGTTCAAGGAATCTCTTAAGGATCTGTTACCAGGCGGAGATAAAGCTGGTATCGAAGATTATTTAGCTGGATTTCTTGGATTATCTGGAGGGCTAAAGCTGTTTAAAGGTGGAAAAAGTCTATACGATCTGATCACTGGTGGTTCTGGAGGTGGAGGAAAAACCAATCCTTTAGGAGATTCCATTGGAACGATCAATGTGTCAGCGTCAGTTGTAAATGTGAACGGAGGAATTGGAAACGGAAATTCTACAATACCGGGAACATCTGGTAGTGGAGGAAATGCTACACCGACAACAAATCCGACAGGTAATAAAGAAATCTGGTTACCAGAAAGCGTAAAGCGAAAAATGCAACAAACTGAACCGAAAACACCATCTGGACCGACAAGGACACCGGGTGGTTTGTTTGGTTTAGGCGGTTCTGGTGTCACGCTGAAAAATGGAGAAACCGTAGCTGCCACTGGATGGAAAGCATGGCTTGGAAATCTAGGCGTAAAACTTGGATCAGGTGCAGCGACCGCTGGTGGAGCAGCAGCCGTTGGAGGTGCATCTTTATTAGGCGGAGCTTTAGGGATTGCTGGAATAGGAAGTGCAGCCGGTAATATTTACAATGCAGTAACTTCCAAAGATTCAGCTACGAAGAAGAAGGAAGCCTATAGAGGTGGTACGAAACTCGGTATGGTTGGAGGTGGAGCTGCAACAGGAGCAGCCATTGGAGCAGCCTTTGGCGGTGTTGGGGCAGTTCCGGGAGCGTTGATTGGAGCTGGTGTCGGTGGACTGGGGGCAATCTTTAAAGGAAATAAGTTTGGCGATTCCCTTAGAAGGTTTGTATCCAGCCGAAAGAATGCACTGAAAAACAGTAATTCTATGACGGCAAAGAGTCAGAAATATTGGAAATACAGTAAAGACAGTATTAGCAGTGTTAATCCAAAAGGAGCAAAATACAAAGAGCTGGCAAGTTCCGTACAGAAAGCTTACGAGGAGAATAAGAAAAACACAAAACAAACGAATGTTGGATCAAAGACGACAAAGATTTTTTCAGGTGCTACGAATGCAGCTGGTGGAAAAGTCAGTGGCTTAGGTGGAATGTCCGCAACAGCTGGAGGAATGCTGGGAACGATGGGTTCTATGTCGCTTTCAGCTGGTGGCAACTTACAAAGTGCTGGAAGTTCCGCATTATCACTTGCAGGTGCTTTAGCATCCGCAGCCTCAACGATTGCATCCGCAGCAAGTACAACCGCTGCACAAGCAAGTGCGATCAAAAGTATTACTAGTGGAAGTTATCTAAGTAATAGCGGTTCTTCAAAATCTGGTAAAAAGAAAACAAGCAAAAAGACATCATCCGCACCGAAATTACAGACAGCCTTACCGAAAAATGGGAAGTTCTTTCATAATGCGAAAGGTAGCTTGGTAAGAGGACATATCGTTTCAGAGCTTGGAGAAGATGGAAACGAAATGGTTATTCCACTTTCTAAACATCGAAGCCGAGCATTATCCTTGTGGAATCAGGCAGGGCAGATTTTAGGCGTTACAAAACATGCCAAGGGTGGAATTGTTGGCGGTTCAGCTAAGACAGGAGCAACGGCATCATCTGGAAGCAGTCAGACAGTCATTAATGTTGGCGGAATTACGATCAGCGTAAATGGCAGTGGAAGCATTGTAGATGATATTAAGAAGGCCAAAGGAGAGATTGCTGATACAATCATGCAGGCGATTGCAGATGCCGTAGGATCAACAGCAAGTAACAGGACAGCGGAGGTT